CTCTACAATATCCTTTATAAAATCCGTTTGCAATATGTCAGGCATATTATACGGGATACTTGCGTACCCGTTTATCAATGCCGCAGCTTGAACGATAAAATACGTTCCTTCGGATAATAGTTTTAAAATTCCACCCGTGCCGTCTACGGAGGCTTGAACCCATACCCGAACCGTTTGCCCCTGGATAAGATTACCACTCCAAGTACGGTACACGTTATCAATCATACTTGCACCCCCACTCGTTCCAACTAACGGAACACTTCCCGAAGTAGAGTACACCCCCGTTCCCCAGTATCCACCTTCAATGATAACTTCTACCGTTGCCCCATAATCGGTAATGCAGTTCGTACTATCAAATCGGGCGTTAAATTCCCCAGTAAACCACCCATCGTTCGGGGCGGTAAAAGAATAGGTAGTAGTGTCATAATAACCCCCTTCATCGTAGAAGTTCGCAGGGGAAGGCGGCGTTCCTAATCCTACCCCCGAATCTTGATTCAAAGGGAGTAAAGTGGCGGGGTCATCGGGATTTGTTCCCGCACTCGTCCACGTAGCTATCGTAGTAGCATCGTTTTTCCCTGTTAAAACTCCGTGTATCGCCCGTGTCGCTACCGAATCCCTATCCGAACCGAGTGTCATAAATAACTTAGTGAAGGCGGTAGTGTCTAAAAATGGACTGGAAGCGGCATCGATTGAATACCCTGCTTGGTTTATTATTTTCTCAAATAAGTGTTTGACATTAAACGAAGGTTTTAATTGATTCGGTTGTAGATAATTTGCTACCGCCAACCCACTCAAATTTTGTGCATCAGATTGGTAGTGAAGAAAGTTATAGAGTTCTGTATGCCCGTAGTCTATAATCGGAAACATAACTATTCCCGCACCTACCGTTCCTTCCGTTACGTCTTGGGTTAAATCAAATGATGTCTTGATATTCTCGTCCGTCATCAACACATCATAGGTGATAACTATGTTGTTCGATGAATCACGAAAGGCGTCTATCAATTTTAAGTCGGCTATGTCCTGAAATAGATTTGCCTCTAACCCAAACACGACCACTTCATATTCTTCGTCTTGAAGATAAATCTTTTTTAGTTGAAGCGAACCCTGAATAATCGGAACACCATCCATACGGATTTCACAATATGCTTTGCGGTGAATATCGTATTTAGGAACTTCGGAATTGTTTACCGCTTGGGTGTCGATATTTATGTCGTAGTAATGTCCGAAGAACTCCGAGTTAATATTCGAAAAAGGTAATCGGAACGTTTGCGAGAATGGACTATAACGCCCCATTACGTCCTCCCCTTTACTAACTTGGTAAGTTAAAGAAATCGCACCTGGATTAGATACATCTAAAACATAAGAATCGCCAACCGCAGCCGTGGCAGTTTGTGGCGTTTGTGCGTATGCTATTAATTCAATCATCCTTTGTAAGTTCCTCCCTTAGTCGTAGGGCGTTCTTTTGCGTACTTGAATTTCACTTGATAGATAAACGGCGAACGCTCGTTAACATTCTTCTTTTGTATGAAACTCGTATCGGTGATAACGATGGGTGTTACCGTTGCCCCATACTCCCCCAATAGGAAGACGTTAGGCGATAGATAAAGCGTTTCTAATAGGTCTACTTCGTCTTGGTTAAAGATGTCGCTATTCGCAGTCATTTCTTGCGTTGCGTTAACCTTGGAAATTCGTGTACCTCCTTGGTCACCCCTAAAGTTGAAGTCTTGCGTTGCGTCTGCGTTATCCCAATTTCCCGCGACTTGGTCGAATGTCTTTCTTTCTATGCTTCCCGTTGTCCTTTGATGTACTAAACTAAACGCTTGATAATCCCACGACCCAAAAGAGTTTTGCCACGCTAAAGTAACGTAGTTGTAATCGGTATCTCCATAAGTACAATCGGAATTTACTACTGTGTATTGATAGACGCACGAAGCACAAGAACCAGTATTTAAATTACTGGGAACGGTAACGGAATCATTCATAAAGATAACCTCATAATAAGCAACCGAACCCGCAGTAAAGAAAGCCGCGAAAGTTGCTATTGCGCTTTGTGTGATTAAGTTGTGAGGACCGACACCAATATACTGCAACCGCCCCGCATCGGTATTCACGCTTCCAGGTGAGACCCCTCCCGAAGTGGATGCGGTTATAAATCCTGAATCTATCAAAGCATCGCTTGAATTATACAACCCTACCCACGCAGAAATAGCTACCGAAGATTGTGGTGCTGCCCCGTCCATTCCTAAACCTAAAGTTCGAACTTCTCTTAGCGTTACGTCTTGGTGAACTACGGGAATATCTGAAGCGGTAGTAGAAGTAAAATTAGGGTTTGTTTCCCTATCACTAAAGACTTGTTTTTCGTATCCCGTTGGTAGGTATTGGGTAAGCCAATTTTGATCCGTGCGAAAGTCAGGTATTCCCATATCCCACGTATTCGGGCGTCTTAACCCTGCTGACATAATGCACGAAATATAGTACCCCGTTAACTCGTCTATGTATTCGGTGGGGTTTGTAGTAGCAGAAGTAGAATATTCTTCCCCGAACTTCATTTCAATCTTTCGGTAGTTTTCCCCGTTGTTACTGCTCCAACTTTCGGCGGGTGCGTTAATGCCTAATTTATGAATCGAAGTGTTGTAGATTTCGTTTATTTGCGTTCCTTGGTCGGCTTTCGTTACGGCCATCCAATCTTGGATAAGTTTATCCACGCGAATCACTCCCGCACCTGCCCCGTTCGGATAGACCTTTACCCTTGAAACCATTATACCCCCAACGTATAAATCCGCTATGTATCGGAACTTATAATTCGTAGCTTGGTTCGTGGATGTTATCACATACATCAGTTGTTCGAACGCACCGTGTACATAACTTGTATTCGGTTGTTGTTGTACGGTCATTGCCATTATTTCGCTTCTATATTTTTATTGACTGATAAACTTTCTTTAATTGCGTTCGCCATATCTTTACCTAAGGCCGCATTTAACCATTTCATCGCTTTCGGTTTAAGCCGTTTTAACGTACCCGAAAGGAAGAAGGTAGGCCTTAGTCCTCTATTCCATATTGCCCTCGTAATTAAGAACACTAAAGACTTCCTGGGGGTGAATCTACCTTGTGAATCGCGTGTGCCTCCTAACCCTTTTTGAAGAACCCACTTATCTATCGCACCACGCAAACCTCTACCACCTTTTCCGCTTCCATATTTAAACGGCGATTCTGACTGCCTTGGGAAGATGTTTCTGCTTGCCCCTTGCACCCCCTTATCTACGAACTCCCAGTAGTCAACGGTTGGGGTAATATCAACGTAGATGGCATATTGGTTTTGCCCTACGGTTACGGGCATAGAATCATACAACGCACCCGTGTTAACTTTGTCTTGTTTACGTAAAGAGATACGCGCGTTCTTGCGCCACATCTTCCCTATCTTTTCAAGTGTCTTTGTGGTTTGGGTCATTGGGTACGTCTGCTTCCCGATTACGATGTTGGGTTTAGACATCAGCTATAAGGCGCGATACAAAGGTTGTTAGAGTTTGAAACCTCTAAAGAAAAAGAACCACTCCACCCCGTCAGCTCGTTATCGAATCGCGCCGTAAAAGGTGTACACGTAGCGGGTAGTTCTAATTTGTAATCGTCATCTACCGTTGTATTTGTCGTAGCTAAAGACTGGATAAACATATCGAGGACATCGTGAAGAAGTTGGAGCGTATCGGAATACACTTGCGTTCTATTCTTTAGGTCGGGTAGGATCATATCCGCCACAAATAACTCAATGTCGTACGTCAGAACCCCATGGTCTATCGTTGCGCCCATAATCTCACAATACAAAAGCGGGTAGGAAGTTTGGCCAAGTTTCGCGATGTCGACTTGGTCTAAAGGTCCTGCGTGAAACGATTGAAGTATTAAGTGCTTCTGCTCTATGTCTTCTAAAAGCTCAACTATTTGTTTATAGGATTTCATCGGTACTGGTTTACGTCAGGCGCTTTGTCTTTGCGACTGTTGTCTTGTTCATAGGATAAGAATGTAAAAGCCGATTCTATTTCTATCTCGGTTGCCGCCTCTATTTTCAAGGGATCACCACCCGCAAGAAAATGGATAGTAGCATACCACCCCCACTTCTCCGCTATTAAATTACCTTCTCCCCCTCCGCTAAAGAGCTGGCTAAATCTTTGGTTAATATCACGCCTATAGACAAAAAAAAATTGATAGCTCCCATTACTACGTCCATCTTCAAGTCATCCCAATACGTGGGGTCACCGTCACCTTTGTAGGATTCTATCGTGTAGAAATCCCCCGATTCGGTTTTGATAGGGCGGTATAATATGCTTATGATGTAACCCAGGTTATCGAACAAACCTTGTGAGCAATACGTTTCTAAATCTGCAAACTCCCCTACCGTTAACTTCGATAGGTTCGGGTGGAAACCATACCGCTTCCCCTTGTAATCTAATTTCGTTACTAACTTCTCATCTTGTCCGTCTGCGTCATTTATGCGGCCTATAATAACGCTGATGCGTTCCATCTCAGGGATAGTAAGTTGGTTCGTTTCTTCTTTGGATAGTTTGCACATAATACAAATCGCTTCCACTATCCACTCGGTTGATTTCTCATCCAGGTTTAAATCGGCTAAAAGTTTGTATTGCTTAACGGTTATGTCAGCAAGGGAATCGGGAACGGTTATTTTCATTTTGCGGTTTTTAAGGTGGTATTTACGGGTTTGCGGTAAACGTGCGTAAATCGTGCGTGTTTACGGATAAGGTTTATGTTATAAAGTATTTACCTGAATACGGTGTGCCGATGCGGTTAATACATACATACCTCACCGCGTCGATTATGTGGTTGTTATTGTCAATGGGTTTATTTAATTGCACCCCGTTCTTATCTACCTCCCATCGGTAATTCCTAAACTCTTTTTGTGCGTTTAAGGAATCCTTCAAGACGAATAGCTTGTGACGTTTCATTATGTCAATCCCTAACCGAATACTATCAGGACCTTTCTTAGATGGCTTAACGTTGTGTCCTAATCGGTGTAATTCTTCAATACTTTTAGGTTCGGCACTATCGCAGATAATAGGCGTTCTATCTAATCGCAATTCGTCTAACTCTCTGCTTATGTCTTGGTTCGTTAATCCCGTCTTGTAAAGGTGTTCTTGAATGTATAATGAATAGTCTTCCCGCCATACCGAAACGATAGCGGTTGGATCATTCGTGAACCCCCAGTCACATCCGTATGCTACAAGCTTGGCACGTTCAGGGATAGCGTCAGCCACTTGCCATTGTGGGAATATAGCCGACACATTAACCCCTCGTTCTCCTAGTCCGTAGATACGCCAAAAGTTCTCGTCGGTTTCTTTAAAGCGTTCTATCTCGTCTATAACGGATTGTTCTAAGAAAGGGTTGTCTAAGTATGTGGTTTGAAAAAAGTCCACGTCATCGCGTTCTAAGATATGCTCATAGATCCAATGATGCTCGTCCGATGGATTATAGTCCACAAATATCCTACCCGTTGTTCTTAGAAGTAATTGCCTCCAGTCCTCCAACGTTATTTCGTTGCACTCGTTTACATACAAAATATCTCTTTTACGCCCTCTTAATTTTTGGGGTTGGTCGGTGCTGATAAACTCAATCAGGTTTC